AATAAAGTTCCAGTATGAGCCAAAAGCCTTCTCCTACTACTACCCTGTACACTCAGGGTCTTGTTTTGACTGTGATTCAACCAACGTAGGTAGGAAAACAACCTACACACCAGACTTTTTCCTTACTAAAAGCAACGTGTGGGTAGAAACAAAGGGTAAGTGGGATGGGAAAGGGCGAACAAAAATACTTTCGGTATTAGAAAGCGACAACGAACTTACCAGAAAAAATTTTAGGATGCTATTTATGTATGACAACTGGTTAACTAAGAAGAAGTATCGGCGGTACACTGATTGGTGCGCTGATAAGAGTATTATTTGTGCAGTCGGGCGGGACATCCCCGAAGACTGGGTGAAGTAACCAAGGACACGCACACATGAAGCATGCAATGATTCCAGATACCCAAATCTATCCGGGCAGTGATGTTACGCATATTGCTGCCGCTGCTAGATACCTTAGAAAGCACAAACCAGAAAAAATTATTCTTATAGGCGATTGGTGGGATATGCCTAGCGTTTCCAGCTACGACAGACCCGGTGATAAGGGGTGGGAAGACAAGTGTGTTGAGGCTGACCTAGATGCAGGGTGGTCTGCTATGAGGACGTTTCTACGTGGTTTACGAACATCAAAGTATGACCCCGAGATACACTATTTGGTAGGTAACCACGAAGAGCGTATTGTAAGAGCATCTAATTCGGCAGACATGCGTAGGGTAGGGAGCCTGCTTAACCTGGAAAAGGTAATACTTACTCCCTTAAACTCTCTGGGAGTAGTAACCCACCCTTTCCTTACGATACTTGAGTTAGATGGTATTTGTTACAGCCACTACTTTGTCAACCCCACAAGCCTATTTTCTAACGCTATAGGTGGGACAATAGAAAGCAAGCTTAAAAATTTAGGGCATAGCTTTACTATGGGCCACCAGCAGAAAAAACAAACAGGGGAAATTTACACCTGCACTGGCAAACGACGCCGTGGATTAGTGTGCGGGCGCTTTTACCCAGACTACCACGACTACTTAGGGCCACAAAAAAACTCTCAAAGTTGGAGTGGAATTTTGTTAAAGCACGAGGTTTTTGATGGTGATTACGACTTGATGGAGGTAAGCATGGATTACCTGTTGAAGGAGTATACAAGCTAATGTATACTTTAGAGGAGTTTATGTCCCGTGTTGCCGAAAGGTATGACCCTGATGTTATATTGGACCTTTTAGATTTGTCTAGTAATGAGCTAATACAGGCATTCCCAGAAAAATTTATTGCCCACCAGCATAGGTTTGATCTCGCCTTCGGCGCTGAGAGCATGGATTATTTTTTGGTAGGTGAAACTGATGAACCCCGAGAGGAAACATAAACGTGACCGGTTTAAACACACAAAAACAGAACACGAAGCCCCGAAACAAAAGTACCACCGCAGCAAAGAAAAAAGACTCTATAGAACACGCGACTTACTTGAATGGAGCAATGCTATTAATGACGACGAAACTCCACCTAACTAGAGGAAGCTGGGAATTTACCCACGAACATTTCCAAGAATGTTATGATGAGGTAGTTGATAAGTATACCGCTGTTACAAAAGGTGCTACCAATGCAAAGTAATTCTTTTCGCACTACCTTAGGCGAGAACGTATTTAGAACAAAGTACGCCCAAGGTCCGACAGATAGCTGGCAATGCCTCGCTAGACGCTGCGTTGAAGATGTGTGCGGAGACATGGGTACGGGTCGTCACGTTATTCTTGGGAAGTCAGACCGTGAACAGCTAGTTCACTACATAACTACCATGAAGTTTATTCCCGGTGGGAGATACCTGTACTATGCAGGCCGAAAGCTTCACGCTTGGAATAACTGTTTCCTTTTGCGTGCCGAAGAAGATACCCGCGAGGAGTGGTCTAACTTAATATGGAGAGCGAATAGCTGCCTTATGCTAGGTGGAGGTATAGGGGTGGACTATTCTATTCTTAGGCCATCAGGCCGCGCCTTGTCGCGCACAGGAGGCGTTTCTAGCGGACCCCTGCCCCTGATGCAAATGGTCAATGAAATAGGCAGGAACGTCATGCAGGGAGGTTCTCGAAGGTCTGCTATCTACGCATCGTTGGACCGAGAACACGAAGACATAAGTGCCTTTTTACATGCAAAAGATTGGCAAAATATGCACATCACAGACAAGGTAACTTTGGCACAAGCAAAAGAAACTAACTTTAACTTTCCTGCACCGCTTGACCAGACAAACATCTCCGTAAACTACAGTGACGAGTGGTTGGATTTAGGGGTAGATGCGTGGAAAGACCCGGTATTTTTAGAAAACTGCCAGCAAGCGCTTACCACGGGGGAGCCAGGTTTTAGCTTTAACTTCGGAGACAAGAGCAATGAAACACTTAGGAACGCATGTACTGAGGTTACGAGTGAAGATGATAGCGACGTATGTAATCTTGGTTCAATCAATATGGGCAATATCGAAAGTCTGGAGGAATTCAAAGATGTTGTTGCCCTTGCCGCAAAGTTCTTGGTATGTGGAACAGTCAGAGCCGATTTACCGTACAACAAAGTTAAAGAAATTCGCAGTAAAAACCGGAGACTCGGACTTGGGCTTATGGGTATCCATGAATGGTTACTTAAGCGTGGTTACCGCTACGAAGTAACACCAGACCTTCACTCGTGGTTAGGGATGTATAAGGATGAGTCTAAGAAGGCTGCTGATGAGCACTGTGATAGGCTCTATATCTCACGCCCGGTAGCCTACAGAGCTATAGCACCGACAGGAACCATTGGGATACTTGCCGGGACCACAACAGGTATCGAACCAGTGTACGCTGTTGCCTACAAAAGAAGGTATCTTACTGAAGGCACTCGGTGGAAATACGAGTTCTGCGTAGATGGAACGGCGCAAACACTCATTGACCATTTAGGTGTTAAGACCTCATCAATAGACTCAGCAAGCGATTTAGCTAGTAAGCCAGAGCAGAGGATTAAATTCCAAGCAGACATACAGGACTACGTTGACCAAAGCATCTCGTCAACCATTAATCTTCCTACAGTAGCTAGTGGTACTTTAGGTGTGGATAAGTTTGCTAAAATACTAGCCAAGTATGCACCTAGATTACGGGGACTTACCTGTTACCCAGACGGGAGTAGGGGGGGACAACCTATCACAGCAGTTGATTACGCTGAAGCGATTAAGCACAAAGGGGTTGTTTACGAGGAGAACGATCCTTGCGGTGGTGGAGTATGCGGGGTATGACATCTTAGGAAGACGCTTAGATATGACCTGGAACTATAGAGTATATAAACGTATATTAGATGATGGTAGTGCGTGGTATGGGATACATGAAGCATACTATGATAAACATATTAGTGAGCCTAGCGGATACACATCACGTGCTGTATCAGTAGAGGGCGATAGTGTGGCAGACTTAAGCAAGGCGCTAGGACAGATGATAGAGGCGTTGGGTAAAGATGTACTAGAGTATGACATCGTAGGAGGAACAAGTCTATGAACTGTTGGCATTGTGATGAAGAGATTGAGTGGGAGGAGGATATAGACTTACCCGACCCTGACTGGGAGTTTGTAACCAAGCTACGATGCCCCGCCTGCGAGGCATACTACCAAATTTTTCTTCCCCGAGGTGGTGAGTATGAGTACATAGCTGAGTACGAAGAAGTTGCGACAGTCCTTAACCTCGTACCAAAACTTGAAAAAGCAGCCGAAAAAAAAGCTCCCGACGAAGAGCCGGGAGAATGAGAGGTTCGCTTATGTCAAGTGGTAATGCCACCACCCAGTTGCTATGTACTTTGTACCAGCTAGTGGTGGGTTACCCCGATGTTGCCAGGGAAACGCTGCAGGGAAAATTACGAGACGTCCTGCTGCAGGTTCTATACGCTGCTTCTGATTTAAGAACTCAGTTTCGCCTCCCTCCTCAATATCATTTAAATACAATACCCACACCAAAGCGCGGTTACTAGTACCCACCTTTCCAGAATGCTCACAATGCCAAACGTGATAACCACCGGTAGGTTCAGTTTTTTGTACCTTAATGTTATATCCGATAACGTGAACATTCTCACCGCCGGGAAACTCTGCTAAATAATCATTGAGATATTGGTTTAAAGCTTTGTTTACTGCTCCTGCCAAGGCTGGGTTGTGGTCTTCTATGTTAATCGACCTGTCGTGTCTACCAGCCCGCCCTTTAAATTGAGTGTCACCGTTGTACCCGGAGTTTTCTTGTATCTCCTCAAACGCTGCAATAACTCTGTCTAGTATATCTTTCTCTAATACGTTGTTGTATCCTCGTATAAATGAGTCCATCGTAAGCATTCCTCTCTAGTGTGTAACATTTTATTATATTTATATAAATTATTTTAGCAGTACTTCAATGCAACACTTCTTCGTACTTTTCTATTGCCTTTTCTATGGCGTCAGATAAAAACAGAAGCTCGTCTAACTCAAGTTTTTTCTGGCGTAGTTGCATAGCTGCTGCAAAAACAGCAATAGTATGCTCTACACTAGTGTACTCAACCTCTGGTAAAAATATTTGTGAGTCCATAGTAAGTCCTTCTTAGTTAAAGTCAGGCGTGTCTCGTAAGCTCTTACTCCTAAACACCCCCTCCAGCCGCTGTGTTTCCTCCATGAACGCGGCGAGTGCTTGCCTCTTCGACACCGCTATCTCGGGAGGCAGTTTGCTAATTTCTATGTACAGCTTCTTTAGTTTAGGCACACTAAAAAATCTTCGCGGTAAAAATTTGGGGGTCTCGGACATAATAGTACCCAATTTATCTTTGCTCCCTAGAGCAGTTTTAATTGCTGGGTCCATGAATATTTTACGTGCGGCGAGTTTACTACCGCTTAAGGTAGCCATATCCTCGTATGCCTCCATTAGCTTCTGGTCCTTTACAAAATCTAATTCCAGTATATCTTCATACTCTTCAAGCATCTGATTGGTTGCATCGCTACCCGGAGATAGGTTAAACTCTGGGTCGGTTAGCATAGTCCTTATTTTGCTGGCGGCAGCATTATAGTGGTCAGTGTAATTCTCAGATATTTTGAGGGCAGCAAACCCCATCGAAGCGGTTAGGTCTATCTCCCGTTCATTTAAACCGGCTAAGTTTTTACCCTGCTTTGATATAATTTTATTAAGGTCTTCTATGCTTTCTGGAGCAGCCGAGTCGGAGCCGAAAGCTTTCGGATATAACGCACGCTCAATATCTTGAGGAGTCAAATTTAAACCCAGAATACTCTTTTCTGATTTTAATAGCCCCAAGTCTTTGATTGTATCAAGCCCCATCTTTACAAATCCTGGCTGCACTGTTTTATAAAACCTAGGCCAGTTTTCCTCTAGCAAAGCCTCCGCTGCAACAGAAGTTAGGGCAGGGTCGGTGTAAGGTGCTACAAAGGCTTTAGAAGATTCTAGCAACCCTTCGCTAAGAACTTTTTGAAGAGGCTCGCCATTGGCAAGTGCGGTTACCGTGGGCATAATTACATTTACAAAGGGGGAGTAGGGATTGCTGTAACTTAAATTTGTATACTTAAGAACATTACGCCCGTTTCTAACTTCGGTGCCAGTAATAACAAGCGCCCCGTATTTATCCCAAGGTGCCGCCAGATTTCGCAACGCCTCTATTGCTTCCTTAGTCCCTTCTGATTCAGCAATCGACTCTGCTGCTACATAACCCGCGCTAGCAACCGCAGGGAAAGCTGCCATACGCATAAGACCATTGTTAACAAGTCTCATATTGCCATATGCAAAACCCTGCTCTAACTCTTCAGCACCAAGCTTGAATATATTAAAGGCGTTGCGGAACATCTCAGAGGGATACGCCGAAAAATTTCCTATAAGGGGCATGCTCCGTACTAAAGCATGTTCTGTTATAGCAGGCACTCTGGAATAAACAGGCATAACATTCTTAGTGTTCCACGCTGCTCTTTGCGAAAAATAATTGTCGGGTGTAATGTCTGCGCCAGCTTCCGCTTTAAATATATCCATGCGGTTGGTACGTTGTGACTCAGTTAGGCTATCCCAAATAGATTTTTCTTTACCGTACTCAGACATATATGTTAGTGTTTTAAAAAAATCATCCGTACCACCATAGAAAGCTTGTGCCTTTTGGTAAGTTTTTGGGAAGGCTCCTGCTAAACCAAACGTACCTATTTTTTCAATTATTCCGGGGTCTTCGTTTATATCTTTACCCATACGAGTCAGAATTTGCCCCATGTCTACCGAAGACCCTGTTACCCCTAAGCCTCTAAGCGCTCGGCGCGATTCTGAAATCTCAGAACTAGTAAAATCTTTAACTACCGGAACAAAATCCTTAATCCATCTTACCGGGTTACCAGAACCTACCATCGCCAAGGCAGCACCAACCCCGTTTCTTACCACAGTAACAGGGCTTAGAATAGTTTTTCCGATTTTTAGAACGCCCTGTATTCTCCCCGCTTGGCGGCCTGTGGCTTCAAGCATCCAGTGCTTACCGTCAAACAGCGGTTTATAATTTGAAAGCTGGCTTAGTATGGGGCGTAGATTAGCCGCTGTTTCTGGCGCTACCCAAACCTGATTGTATTTTGCGTCAGCGTTTATGTCCCCCTTTGTCAACCTGATTAAGTCAGAATCTTTAGTCCCAAGTAAACGAACTAGTTCTGTTGGCTGTAGTAACCGTCCCCCTTGTGCTTCTCGGGTGGCATTTAGTTCCCTTGCTGCAGCTTGGCGTGATGTTTCTTGTAGTGGCGCGTCACTGTAGTCAAGAACATCTCTAGCTACGTTTTGCCGCATAGGGTTTGCAACAGCTAGCCCGCGTCCTTCTAAACTATCCGCGAGGGTTATCCCAAGCTTAACGCCTTGAGCACGTTTTAATAACCCATCAACGGACTGCATTACTCGTGCGGCGGGACTGTAGTTTTTACCCCAAATTTTTTGCAAAACCTCGGGCATATTTTTTCGTGCTTCAGTAGTATTTTTTATGCTGCTGTATCGTCCTTTTTTAGGGTCGTATAATTGTTCTGCTAAATCCTTAGCAGCTTTATATGCTTCGTCTGTATTCTTTGCCGTGTAAGAAAATAGACCTGTTTTGGCGTTGAATCGCGGGGTTGAGAAAGTTTCTTGTGTAGCGCCTTTAGCATACGAGGGGTTATCAGCTTTTATCCGGCCTAAAAACTCTGGGTCTCCCGCAATTGTATCTAGTA